GTTGCTATTCCAGCGGGGGTTAGCAAAAGGGGTTATAGGTATACCGAGAAAGCATTACAAAAGATAGTGGACACAGTGAATAAACAGGGTCTTCCAGGAGGTTTAGGGCATCAAAAACCTGAAAATATAAATCACGAGTTTTTACACCCCGCCACACATTGGATTGGGGCGAAGATGGAAAACGGCGTCGCATATTTCCGGGGAGTAGTTGACATATCGGCGGAGGATCTGAAGAGATGGATAAGGGCGAACACGATAAGAACGGTAAGTATTTATGGGCTTGCAAATAGAAAAGTTGTGAATGGTGAGGTCGTGGTTGATGACTTTCAACCTTTATCGATAGATTGGACGCCGCTAGGGCGAAATGGTATGGACACAAGGATCGTTGCGATAGGTGAAATTGATACTTTAGGAGAGGAGGAAAAGGAATTGGATAAAAATGAATTAATTGAAAAGGTAAAAGAAGCAGGTATTACAATTGGAGAGATGATAGATGCGATAGGAGGTGAGGAATATAAAAACAAACTAAAAATCATCGGAGAAATTGAGACTCTCTGGGGAGACACTGGTGAGAGTCTTCTTAACAAATTAAAGCAAGGTAAAGAAGTAATAGATAGAGCAGAGCAAGAGGAGAGAAATAAAGTGATAGATGAGGTTCTAAGCGAGATGGTGGTATACGAAGCATTGAGACCGCTTGTGAAGAAAATGATAAATGCAAATTCGAAGGAAAAGAGGAAATAAAAAAAGTAGTTGGAGAGATAATGGAGAGCGACGAAATGAAAATAATAATTGACAGCTTTTTGAAAGATAAAGGGGTAAGGTCAATCAAGACTGAAGCTCCAAATTTAAATATTGTGAAACAAAGAATATAAAAGGGGGTAAAAGAGAATGGCTTTGAAGATAGCAAAAGGAGATAGTATAAAAGTTACAGTTCCCGCCGGAAAAAATGTGGAGGCGGGGAAGTTTGTTTTAATCAATGGTTTCTTAGGTCTCGCATTACAATCGGGCGCTGAAGGAAAAGAGATTGTATTAGATATTTCTAAAGGTATATATCAAACATCGCAGATAAAAGCAACAGATACTTTTAGCGTGGGGACAAAGATCTATTGGGACAACACAGAGGTATTTACTACAACTGCTACTGACAATAAGTTTGCGGGAATAGTTACAGCTGGGAAAGATAGCAATGGGGTTATCGAGTTCTATTTTGTTCCTGAGTTAGCTTTACTTTCTGAGATAATATCTTCAACTCAAATACCTTAGGAGGTGAAAAATAAGTGAAAATAATAACAGTTGAGACTCTAAAAGAAGAGAGACGAAAACAAGAGATAGTCGATAAATTGCAATATAGGATAGGAAACAAGGTAGGATATGTAGAGAAAAAACTTATTCACGGCGAGATGGAGCTAATTAATTTAGACAGACCGCTCGGCGAAATGTTTACAAGTCCGGAGGGGATTGAAAACTTATTAAAAAAGGTGACTCTTGACGTAGATTTCGGAAGAGAGCAAGTCCCACTTCTTTATACCAATATTTATCAAACTATTACAAACCCTGATTTTCCAAGATTAGTCCCTATCTCTGAATTCGCTCAAGCTCAGGTCGTGTTCTTGGAGCATTTGGAAGGTGAAGAAGTAAGGTTCGGAGCAAGAACAATCTATAAAGGCGACGGAGTTCCGATAATAACATATACAGCAGGATTTGATGGTTGGACTCTCGAGGTTGAAAAATTTGATGAGACTTGGAGAATTACAGAACTCAACAGAGCATTAGGAGAAGCATACAACGCATTACTAAACCACATTCATTTATATCCTATCATCTCCTATAATTCTGCTAATTATCCTGCTAAGAATAAGACTTCTGCATCTTCTGAGGGGGCTACTTATCTTGAGAAGTTGAGAAATACTCTCAGGAATGCTCTCAAGCATGCTAATCAGGACTTGAATAAGATCACTAATTCAAGGAGAAATCCTTCAATTCTTTTATGCTCTACTGCTAATCTTCAGGATATTCAGGAAGCTCTTGGAAGGATGGTAATTGGTGGGACTGAGTATGGGGCTTTAACTCAGATAAAGACTATAATTGCTTATGATGGCTGGTCTGTGACGGTCGGGGAGAAAACTTATACTTATCCCGGAGTTCCCGCTGGAACGTGCTATCTCATAGATCCAAAGAGGTATTTCAGGGAACTAGTAAAGCAGGATTTGACAATTGAAAGCGGAGAACCTGATACTACAAGGTTAGTCAGGGCCCCCATCATCGCATATGCTATGAGGGGCGTTTGGGCATCTCCCGAAAACGCAGTTGAAGAGGTCACTCTACCTTAACGTTTATGAATTACACAGCAGATGATATAAAACTTTTGAGAATATTGATTGAAGAGGTAATACCCTCCGGGGGAAGCGATTCTGATACTCGCTTCTCTGACGAGGTTTTAGGACAAATACTCGAGATAGCGAATGATATAAATGATGCGGCGAGCATCTGCTGGGTTATAAAGGCTGGGAAGGGAATGACAGAAAAGGACGGGATAAAATCGTTGAAGGTTGGAAGCGAGGATATAGAATACATCACGCCTACGGAGTGGCAAGAGTACTGTCTAAAAATGGCAGAAATATACAAACAAAAAAGTTTAAATAAGGGGTCTAAGGCGTTTGCTTTAGACCCTCCAGGTTTTTATGCGGAGGATGACTCAGATGAGCTACATTAACGAGCTCAGGAAGATGCATAAAAAACTGATTGATGTAAATGCAAATATTGCGACACTAAACAGAAAAAAGCTTGAAGAGGTAGACGGTGCGATAGAGGAGAAATGGCTTGCGGTAGGAGATATAGTTTGCAGAATATTTATAAGGGGAAGGGGAGAGACAAATATTCCTCAAGTGGTTAGCGGAGATATAGGCACAAAGCAAGAGAGCGAGAAGTATGGGGCAGTTTTTGAGTGGAATGCAGATATAAAGGGAACTGAGAAAGAACGAGACTATATTACAGTCGAGGGAATAACTTACGAGGTATTAGCAGTGACAGATTTGAAATATCGTGGATATGTATTCGGGAAAATTGCAGACTTGAGGAGGATTGAATGAGCGAGATAGATATAGAAGAAAAATTGACAAGAATATTCGCAGCAATAATTCAAGTATGTCAACTTCATGCGGGAGAGGCTGAAGGATATATGAAAAATAATGCTCCATGGAAAGATAGGACAGGAGTAGCAAGGGCAAGTCTGCATTCAAAGGTTTTAATTGATAAAGACAATATAACGATAAGGCTATCGCACGGCGTGGAGTATGGGGTATATCTCGAATATGCCCACGGCGGGAAGTATGCGATTTTGAATCCGACCGCGAGGTTGTATAAAGAGAAACTGATAAGGAGTTTGAATAGTTTATTTAAGCGATGAGAAGCGCAATAAGAAATAAGCTTATACAAGATATTGTAGAGATAGAAGGGCGAGTATACGAAATACAGGTCCCAACAAAGGACACACCTAAGCCCTTTTTAATCGTGAAACAGGGCATAGATGCACTTACTGAGGCATGGGCAGGATATAGAAGGACAGTAGATGTAATTGTAGTAAGCAAGAGAACATCGTTTAAAGAAGTAGATAAGCTTGCTAAAAAGGTCATACAATCACTTGATAGACAAATTGTAGTGGACACAGACACAAATGAAGCTTTTACTTGCTTATACGACAATTCGAGTATTGATTATATTGATGATGATTGGAATGCAATAACAAGAACGGTCTCATTCTCTGTTTTAGCTTTGAGACCCTACATACTAGAAGAATATATTGAATCTTCTGAGGTGGTAGAAGCAATTTACAAATGGACAGAGGAAAACTTTAGCAACATAAAGGTTTACAAAAATATAATTCCGATGGATTATATCACTCCGAGCGTGGTGTGGAGATTGGAGAGAGTGGAGACGGTTCAACTAACAAATATACACACGAGGAATAATTACACGATAAGGGGACACGTTTTAGGAAGAATATTGGGCGACGAGGAGAAGATCGGAAAGGAAATAGTTAAACTTTTGAGACAAGTTAAGAAGATACACTATTTAGATAAGTTTTTCACAGTCGATACTATCGATTTTTCAAGTGCGAGAGATAAATTTAGAGATGGTCAGATAAACTTAGTTGTCTATTCGTTAGATTACTTAACAAAGACGGCTAATAAGATTAATAAAGTAAGTGTAAGGGGGTATACGAACAATGAGTAAGGAAGCTAAAGAAATAGAGAAAAAATATGAAGAAGAGTACGATAAGAGCATTTTGATTGAGAATGCGAAGAAGATTTTGGGAGTAACTTCTGAAGTGCTAGCAGGAGCATTATCTTTGGCAGAGAAAAACAAGCTAACTTTAAGTGAGACAAAAGCACTATTAGAAAAGTTTTTGAAAAGGGAGGTTAGATAACAAATGGCAGGAGGAACTTGGTCACAAACCGAAAAACCGATACTACCTGGACTATATCTGAACTTTAAGGCACAGGCGCTAAGCACTATTCAACCTGGTTCTCGTGGAACTGTAGGAATAGTCGTGAGAGCGCACTGGGGGAAAGAGAAAGACATAGTTGAAATAACAAGTGAAAGCGATTTGATAGAGAACTTTACAAGCGATATATCTGGAGGGGCTAATGCATATAATCTAATAAGATTGGTTCTTCTGGGAGGA